GGTCGAGTTCGTAATGCTGGAGGCGTAACGTGGGTCTGGACATCGACTACGACGCCCTGAGACGCCGCCTCGGCCGCAAACTGGGCTACAATCGCGATTCTGCCACCTGGACGGAGATCCAAGATACGGACGTGGATGATATTATCCAGGCCGGTCTGCGGGGGTTCTATCGCCCGGTCGGCTTGGAAGGTGCGCCTCTCTACGTTTGGAGTTTTCTCCGCAAGTCAGCGTCGGTCACGCTGGTAACGACGGATTACGACTACGACCTGCCAATAGATTTCGTGAACCTGACCGAGGATCCGGTTGTTGCGGCGGCTGCCGGCGGTCGGCTGGAGCGGATCCCCTGGCAGGACTTGACGGCCATGCGGGCACGGGCTTCGGCGACGGGCGTGCCCTACTACTGCTCGGTCCGTCCCCTGACGCCGGACGCCACGACCGGCACCCGGCACGAGCTTCTGATCTATCCTACACCAGCTTCGCTGCAAGCCGGCTGGACGGTGAATTACCGCTATCTCTGCGCGCCCGAAGAACTGGACGAGACCAACCGTTACCCGCTGGGCGGGGCGCTGCACGCGCAAACGATCCTGGATGCGTGCCTGGCGGAGGCGGAACTGATGCTCGTCGATGAGCCGGGGGTTTACAACCAAAAATTCGCCGAGAGCCTGGCGGCGTCAATCAAGCTGGACATGGAGGCTCAGACGCGGCCTGTCCGGCGGTTGAAAGTTTTCAAGGACTGACACAGTGTCAGATGGAATCGCGGATGTATGAGCCAAGGACTTTCGAGCTTCGCTTTCCGAACATGGGCGTGATCCGCCGCGAGGCCCATGAGCGGAACGTCTCGGACGTTTCGTTCCCCGCCCCCTGGGCGGTGAACTGCCGCCTGGAGGATTCGTTGACGAATCGGCTCCGCGGGGGCTCGTTCACGGGGATTGCGGCGGGCACAAAGGAGGATCCGGTGTATCGGGACCGGGCCTTGACGTTCAGCGGCAACGCCATTTCGGCCAGCAGGATGGGCAATCATTCAGACTTCGCGCTTAGCAGCGATCTCTCCGATACCCAGCGGGCAGCGCTGTTTCAGTTATCGGAGGCCGGGGAAGTCGGGGGCGACGTGGTGGCGCTGATTCCGCACAAGGACAAATTTCTGCTTGGCTTCACGGCGGCCGAAACCTGGGTCCAGCCGGGCGACCCGCAAACCAGCGGTCTGCGGAACATTTCTCGCGAGGTCGGGATCATTGGAGAGGACGCCTGGTGCGTGAACCACGACACGGTCTACTTCCTTTCGTCGGCGGGGCTCTATTCGATGGGCGCGGACGGCGGCGGCCTGAAGGCGATTTCGGAAGACAGGATCCCCGAAGACCTGACGGGGGTGGTCGATGGGGCTTGCGTACTGGATTACAACCATGCCGACCGGGGCGTCTACATTCACCGCTCGTCCGGCGTGTCGTGGTTTTACGACGTTGAACGCGACCAGTTCTGGCCGTTCGATACGGGCACGACGGATTCGCACCTGCTTGTGGGTCCGGTGCGGTCCGGCGCCCCAAACGCTTTGGGGCTGATCCAGACGATTCACGGCGTGATGGCGGACGGGAGCGCCGCGGTAACGTGGCGAATCATTCCGGGGGAAACGGCCGAGGATGCGTGCGACGACGGCAAGGCCGCGATCACGGCGGCGCTGGCCGGGGGCGGTTTTGACCAATACTACCAGGCCTCCGGCACCTGGGAGGCGGGCCGGTCCAAAACGGTCCACCCAAGAGTAAGCGCCCCTTGGGCGGTGATTTGGCTGAGCAGTTCGGGCAGTTGGGCTTTTGAATCTGTTCTGCTTGAGACAATCCTGTTCGGACGGCATCGGTAGAGGAGTTTGAGAATGGTTGCGACAGTAGTACCAGAAGACACACCCGATCAGAGTCAGATCTTAATGCCGGCCATACCGGGCACGCCAACCCTGGGGTGGTGGACGGCGCAAACGATCTCGGATGTCCCGCTCGATACGATGGGCTGGCTGGTGTCTCAAGGCTGGCAGATGACCGGCATCACCTACGACGCCACGACTGTCCCGCCCACGCCCTATTTCGCGCTATCGCGGAAGTCGCTCGAAAATTTCGCGGTACTTCAAGACCTCATAAACGCCTACACGGTCGCCTACAACGACGCCCGGGCGTACAACTCCGTCCGCTACAACGAAGTCGTAGTGGACTGGACCGAGATGATTGCCAGCAGCCAGGTTTATTTCGGCATCCAGGTCGCGGAGCAAAACGCGCACGCGGGACTGTTTCTGGGCGATCTGAATCTTTACATGAACCAAGTGGAATCGCTGGTCAGCGACAACCAGAGCCAGCTTGCCGCTGACGCGGCCGTGGCCGCCACTGCCCTGACGGCGCTCGATGCGAAGCTGAGCGACCTCGAAACCAACGTCGCGGCCAGCACGGCGACGGTCGAGGGATTGCTGACCAATCAGGCGTCTTATCTGAGTACGTTTCTGACGGACTTTGCCGCCAAGCGGGCGGATCTGGATACCAATTACGCGGCCCACCTGGCCGAGATCCAGACCTTGCTGGCGAATGCGGACATTGACCTGGCGGTGTTTACGGGCACGCAAGCGGGCCTGTTGGGGGATTTGTCGTCGGCCTACACGTCCCACGTCTCGCTCTTGGGCGCGCTTTTGAGCACGGCGGGCGGCTATCTGACCACGATCGAAAGCGACATCAACACGGTCCTGACGGCCATTGATGCCGACTACACTTCGCTGGATACCGAAGTCAACGCTCTGCTAACCAAGGGCGATGCGGCGCTGAACAACCACGCCACCGATTACAACGCGGTGCTGGCGCTCTTGGAATCGGACTATTCGCTGCACGAAATCACCGCGAACCAATTTCTGACCGGCTTGGGCTCGACCGAGTTGGCGAGGATCAACGAAGCTTTTGCGGCCTCGCTTGCGACCCAGATGCAGCAATTGGTGGATATGGGCATGTATTCGTCGTCCAGGGCGATGGACGTAACGGCCCGCAGCGCCCGTGACCGGGACGAACAGATCCAGACGCTGAACGACCGCCTGATGCGGGAGAAGCTCGCCAACCAGCATCAACTGTACGGCCAGCAGGTGGCGATGCGGACCGGCACGATGGCGGGCAAGGACCGGATCCACACCGTCAAGCACGAAGTTTGGCGATACCAGGCATCGCAGATCACGGGGCTCTACGGACTCTTGCAAGCGGTGCGGGACCGCACCCTGGCGGGCAAGCAGGCGATTTACGCCGTCAAGGACGCGAACAACCGGCTCAACATCGAGGTCCGATCGAGGCTCTACGCGGCCGGGCAGGAAATGCGCCGCGTGCTGATCGAAGAGGCGGCCCGTCTGGAGCAACTCACGCAAGCCATCACGCAGTGGAAGGCGGGGCAGCGCGACCGGCTCCTGGAGCAGGTGCAAAACGTCGTGACGCAACACTTGTCCGGCCTGGACCGGCAGCACGCAGCCCAGCAGACCGTTTCGGGCGCCGCCGTTTCGGAGCGGAACACCTTGCTGGGACAACTTCAAGACGCCGTTAAGGGCGTGCTGGCGGGCAAAGAGCGATACGCGGCGATGACGATGCAAAACGCCTCCACGCTGGCGGAGCATCGGCACCGGATGATTGTCGAAAAGATGAACGAATTCGCGGTCAGGCTGCAAGGTCTTCGGGACCAGCACGCCGACACGATGAAACTCATGGCCTACCAGCTCGACGAGCGCAACAAGATGCTGGTCGGGCTCTACGGCTTTGTCGAGCGGCGAGAGGACAAGGGGCCGACGATCGAAAACCTGGCCCAGATTGCCACCTCTTTGGCGGACAGCGGCGGCGGCTGGCTGACTCCGTAAGAGGAACTGGCTTAGTGATATTTCGGACAAAGTGACTTCAGTAAAGGAGAACTCTTATGGCTAATCCGACCCAATTACCGGGCGACCTGATCGTACCGGGCAACCTTCGCGTGAACGGCGCTATCCAGCCGCTTTTGGCGAAAAGCAGCATCCTTGCCCAGGCGGATTTGCAGACGTTTCCGATTCCGCTGACTTCGTTTCGAGTCTGGGACAATATGGCCGCGTTGCTGCCGACTGCCGGAGCGACGGATGACCTCGGGATTGTCGAAGGCACGTTTGGCACAGCGACTCCATCGCTTCAAACGGAGGATCTGAAAACGGCGGGAGCGACGAGCAATCGGGCTCGCGTCTTGGTTCAACTGCCGTGGGACTATGTCGCGGGCCAGACTGTTACGCTGCGGTTCAAGGCTGGAATGATTACTACGATTTCAGATGGCACCGCCACGCTCGACTGCGAAGCGTACAAGCTTCAGGACGATCCGGACGATGCTCTCGGGTCGGACTTGGTGGCCACCGCGGCGACTACCATCAATAGTACGACCTTCTCGGATATCAACTTTACGGTTACGGCAACGTCGTTGTCGCCGGGCGACATTTTGGATGTGCGGATCACAACGGCCGTGACCGATACGGCTACTGGAACGGCAGTAATTGCGGGAATCACGTCCGCGAAACTGCTCT